CTCGCAGGGAAAAGCGAGCCTTGGGGCAGATCTTTACCCACCACGACGAGACTGCCCTACTTTGGGAGTTGGTGGTCCTACTTGGGGACACCAAGTGCAAAAAGTGTAAAAATCCACTGGATGAGTATATTATTCAACTTGCTCGGACGGTAGGTCAACTAGAACACCTCACACAGGAGAAGCACAATGGCTAAGAAAGAGGATGGGCACTTTAACGAAAAATGGAACGACGCAATGATCTATCAAATTGCGGCGGACAAAGCTCAAGGCATGACAATCAAACAACTGGCTGCAAAGTATAAAATGACACAGCAGCAAGTCAAGTATGTGGTGTATCGTCGGCTGAAAAACGAAAACATTGAGCGGGGGTTGCCTATCACTAATGTGGCTCTTAAAGAGGCAGGGGTGGCCGATGCAAAACCTAAGACCAAGACCAAGACGGAAAGTGTAACCATCACGGTGACTAGCGCAGGGATGGCGGCACCTAATCCGGTGCCGTCCGCAGAAAAAACAACCGTCACCACGGCAGTTGACCAAGGCGTGTTCGACAAGAAGGAAGAACCTGTCCACCGTGGACTATGGCCTACCTTATGGCACAAACTGTTTGGATAATCCCAAGCCGCCGCTAGACTGTCTACCTGCCCTTGGACAACCCCACCCCTGCCTTACCCCTAGGCATGCACTATCAAACAGCCTAGGGGCGTCGAGTAAGGGGCGGGGATTATGGCAAAAGTCTTACAGAATTCAAAAAGTCTTACAGAATTCAAAAAGTCTTACAGAATTCAAAAAGTCTTACAGAATTCAAAAAAGTCTTACAGAATTCAAAAGTTGATCAATTTTTGACCAATAACCTCTGTTCAGGGGACTTTACATAATAGGTCGAAATTCGCGAGATGCGTAAAATGGATTTTTAACATTCTATAATATACGATATCACACTATACTTGGTTATTCAAGGAGTTATGTCCAAATGGACCAATATAGAAAAATATATGTTCATCAAACTCGTGTTCGCGCGGCGACGGAATGTGATAAAATGCATTTTTGTCCTTCGCGATTTTCGACCTATTATGTAAAGTCCGGTAAGTTAGTCTAGGAGATACGATGGCTCTGCCAAAAGTTACTCACAAAAAGAAGTTGGATGTGCCCGTCCGCTCGGACAAGGTAAGGAATCTCACTGCAAAGCAGGAAAAGTTTGCGATGATCTTTGCTTGCGAAGATGTCACCCAAACAGAAGCCGCTCTCCGTGCTGGATTCAGTGAGAACTCCGCTGCGTCTATTGCTTCGCAAATGCTCAAGCTGAACCCTAGGGTCAATCAACGTATTGCAGAAATCAAACAAGAGCTTGGCGTCAAGTACGAAGTCACATTTGAAGGCCATGTCAGAAAACTAGCAGAGATCCGTGATGCTGCCCTCAGTGGTAACAATTTCGCTGCGGCTGTCGCTGCGGAAAAGTCTAGAGGCCAAGCAGCAGGATTGTACATAGATCGCAAAGAAATCTTGCACGGGCGCATTGACCAGATGAGCAAAGAGGAAGTCCTTAAAGAAATACAACAACTCCAAGAAGACTTCCCTGCTCTACAGGCGATTATGCAAGGTAATCTAGTGATCGAAGGTGAAGCGACGCAAGAAGACTAAACAAGAGTTGCTCGGGGTTGGTGTCGTGGCGCACCATTGTAATGTACCAAGTAGGTACGCTCACTAACTCATAGAAAGGAGTTGCGACATGGATATACATTGTAAGTTTTGTGGAGAACCTTGGGAGCATGACACCCTACACGAGTTTGGCGATTACAAGAATCGCGCCAAGCTCTTTGCACAGCTAGGATGCAATGCCTTAATGGAAGACGGCAATAGGGACTACCCCTGTGATATGCCTGTAGTAGACCCCGACATGGCATGGCAAGCAGACTTCTTGCAGCAATGGTCCGAACACCCAGAAGAGTGGATAGCCGACGGCATGCTAGGGGATATGTCATGATTGAGGTATTTAACATAGCAAGTGACGACCAAGTGTCGTTTATGCCTGTGATGGGTACCCTGTGGGCAGTCGCGTACTGCTATTGCGAGCAGCATGACAAGTTGCATGAGCTGTTCGAGGAGGAGCGCTTAGGTCGGTTTATTCAATACGCTAAGACGCTACCAGTGACCGTAGGTGATAAATCGGTAGCCTGCGGTGACTGGGTTACTTTTGAAACACAACCACACCAATTGATGGAGGTGCTTTATGCGGATTGATGAATGGACAAAACGTCTTGGGCAGCAACACTGGAATATCGCGGGTAAGGGACAAACCCTGTGCGGTAAGCCGATGCTCGGCAATAACTACGCGAAATACATCGAAAACGAGGATAAAACCCCGTGTGAATCGTGTCAAGAGCAACTGCAAGCGGTAGTCGGCCACGGAGGGGCGGATGTCTAAACCTGAGTCCCAGTTATGGAGTAAGTTAAAACAAGGGACTAAAGCCTCGGGCGTGTTTTGGACACGCCTCGAGACTTGGGCTACTCCCGGAGTACCTGATGTTCACGGAGTGAAGGACGGTACTTCCTTTTGGATTGAACTAAAAGTCAGTCAATTAAAAGTCATAAGAAAGATCGACCTGAGACCGCACCAAATCGCATGGCAGGTACAGTATTCAAATCAAGGGGGCAGTGTCTGGAACCTTGTTGGTCATCCTTCCTCCTCCTCCCTCAAATTATTTGGAGGAGAAAGAGCCATGGAGCTAGCTGAGGGGACGAAGGACCGTGAGGCGTTGACCCCGGATTGGGAAACGGGGAGGCCGTATGATTGGACCGCCCTCCTTGATTTTATTATCGCCCATGCGAGGAAGAAAGAGCATGAGCCGTGATGCGTGAGGCGTTGTGCGTGGTCAACTCTTCTTCTATCCTCGTTTGTCATCATCATTCATCTTCTATCCCGTCCCATTCTAAGAAGAAAGAGGATGATTGATGACGAACGATGGTGGGTGTGTACGAGGAAGATTGATGATGACGTCAATCTTGACCGATTAAGAAGGATGCAAAAAGACTGGCAATGATAACTAATGAGAGTATAGTGAATACCGTAACCAAGGGGTTATGTAGGACCAATCATTTCTCATAGAAAGGAGATAGGAAAATGGCTACATCAGCTAAGAAAGCAGTAAAGAAAGCACCAGTCGCGAAGGCCGAGGTAAAAGTGGCTGAGCTCTGTCTCACCGGTGAAGAGCTTTCATACGGTGACATCTGGAAGTTTGTCCAAGAGCATGCCGGTGGTAACGAGGCCAACGTGAAGATTGTTCCACTGGATAACGTGGATCTGGCTAGCACGTCACCTGTACCGTTCGGTTATGGTGGTCGCGCTGGAGGCGTACGACAAACTATACAGGACTGGATGCTACGCGGTGTGGACGGTGACCGTAGTCTTAAGACTGCGCTCAATAAGGCCGCTCCGCTTGGGCACTCGCGCAAAAAGCCGGTCTGCCTCCACGCGCTCATGCACGGTGGCTACTCCCCGTCTAGCAAGTATTGGGGGACACCGTTTGTCAAACTGGTGGTTCAGGGTTAACCTGACCACTCCTTGAGTCGTACGTGTGTGATTAGGGAGCTTCGGCTCCCTCTTTTTTGACTTGCGAAAAGGATGAATATTGAGGACTTCCCATTCCCCTCCCATCCTCTCCCTTCCCTTTCCCGAGAGGAGGAGGATTGAGGATGACTTTTACTTATGTATACATATACATAAGTAATCAATATCTTTCTTTTTCTGGGGGGGGTTGTTTCACAAAAAGTCTATTGGCATACTGGCTTTGTAGTAATTAACAAATACCATAAAACTCATAGAAAGGAGCTGATTATGTTTACTGCTTGCACTAATGCTGTATTAAAATCCCTTGACCAAGTGGGTATACAACCGTTGTTTGTTGACAAGACTGACAACACCATGTTGGTAATGGTTGATGATTTAACCCAAATCTCGGTTACTGGGTATACGCACCAGACTGACGTTACAATAACCAACACTAATGATGACTATTTAAAAGTCAATTGTCTCGGGGCGTTTATTGTTTGTGACGATAAGCAGCTACAAGACCTGACTGACTTCTTGTCTAATCTGTAAGTAAGGGGGCTTGACATATGCGTAACAAGTACAAGTTTAGTAGTGGTGACGTGGTGATGTGGAGAGACGGATGGGGTATAGAGGATCCTGTCCAAGCCACAGTAATAAAGGACGGTGAGCCTCACAAAGGGGACATTGCTTATGATTTAGACAACGGTCACTGGGCATATGAGTATCAGCTTGAAAAAATCAGTGAGGGGTAGTTAAGGGGGCTTGTCCCCCTTTCTCCCATTCCCATTCCAGAGAAAAGAAGAGTATTGATGATTCCGAAGAACTTCCCCCCTACCTATCACTATCAATCAATCTCGGTGTTATTATCAATCATCCTCTACGGAGTATTGTTGAACAAACAAGACTAGCTCACCCAGTGTCAGCTTGGCATACTACACTTGCACACCAACACTACATACGGAGAAAGGTATGAGACTGATAAACAACATTGGTATGGTCCTGTTCTTAACAGGGTTGATCGTTGCCTGTTCAGCAGCTGAAGCTCAAGAGTTGTTCTGGCTAGGCTTGATTGCAATGCAAGGTTGCCTACTCATGGTAGCCGGAGGGCTGATGGCGACATGGCGCTCCTAGGTATTTTCTTTGCACTGACGGCAGTCGCCTTACTGGTGGCTGCTGCCTTAAGATAAACCATTCCCATTCCCATTCCCATCTCAACAGAGGAGAAGTTAGAAGACCACAGACACCGACAGGTGGTGTCTGTATATGCTAAAAAATCCTCTAAAATAAAGGGGTTACAATAAAGGCAAAAAACAGTATTATTTAACTGTGCCCAGCGGCACACACACACACACATACACAACTATAGGTATATAAAAATGGCAAAAGCAAAAACAGCAACAAAAAACACTACAGCAGCAGCAGTAAACGTAGCTACATTTACTGGCGGTAAGGAAATTACTTACGCGCAACTGTGGGCATGGGTTAATACAGCAGCAGGCGGCAACTTACACAATGTGCAAGTTGTGCCGCTGGCCAATGTGCAGGCGGGTACTAGCAGCCCTGTGCCGTTTGGCTATAACGGCAAAGCAGGCGGCGTACGCCAAACCATACAGGATTGGTTGCTGCAAGGGGTGGAAGGTAACACTAGCCTAGCAGCAATACTGGCAGCCGCTAAGCCCCTAGGGCATAGCAGCAAAAAACCCGTTTGCCTAATGGCAATGCTACAAGGCGGCTATAGCCCTAGCAGCGCAACGTGGGGCACACCATACGTTAAGCTGGTAGTGCAACCGCAAGCCAGCAAGTAAACCAACCAGTACAAAATGCCTGCCTAGTGCGGGCATTTTTTTGCGCGTTAAAAAACCGTTTGGTACAAAACACCAAGCCACCCCTACCCCCCCTACCCCCCCTGAGAGACGACACTCTTATGGTTGGCCCTAGGCTAACCATGTTTTGCCCGAATCTTCGATGGACCAACAACATTATATCATTAGTGAACTTTACTCGACCAAAAGCCCTGCTCCCCACCCCCCTAAACAAGAAAAGAGGGGGTAGGTTCATTGTGCTAGAAAAATTTTCGATATATGGTGTATTATTCGCATTGAACATTCAGCCAAGAGCCACTGCCCTATGACCTTGCCTTCTTTGCCGGAAGAATCGTTACGCAAGTACGCTAAGTTAGTCCAGCGAGCCAAGCGCTTAGAACAAGCCGAAGCGGCCCGCAGCCATTTTATGGATTTTACCAAAACCGTTTGGCCGGAGTTTATTAACGGTAGGCACCATCGGATTATGGCGGAGAAGTTTGACCGTATAGCCGACGGATCTTTAAAGCGACTTATTGTTAATATGCCCCCGCGCCATACCAAGAGTGAGTTTAGCAGTTACTTGTTACCCGCGTGGTTGATGGGCCGCAAGCCTACCTTAAAGATTATGCAGACTACCCACACCGCCGAGCTGGCGTTTAGGTTTGGACGTAAGGTGCGTAACTTAATGAACTCTCAAGAGTACAAGGCTGTGTTTGAGGCCGTGGAGCTACGCGCCGACAGCCAAGCAGCCGGTCGGTGGGAGACTAGTAAGGGCGGTGAGTATTTTGCGGCGGGTGTGGGTGGTGCGGTTACGGGGCGCGGAGCGGATTTGTTGATCATCGATGACCCGCATTCCGAGCAAGATGCCCTTTCCCCCACGGCTTTAGAGCATGCGTACGAGTGGTACACCAGTGGTCCGCGCCAACGCTTGCAACCAGGAGGGGCGATTGTAATCGTCATGACCCGCTGGGCCGAAAACGATTTAACCGGTAAGTTGTTGCGCCAACAGGCGCGGGATGTCTTAGCCGACAAGTGGGAGATTGTGGAGTTCCCCGCTCTAATGCCCGAAACGGACGAGCCGCTCTGGCCTGAGTTTTGGGAAAAGAAAGACCTGCTCGCCGTCCGAGGTAGCTTGTCGGTTGGTAAGTGGCAAGCGCAGTGGCAGCAAAACCCTACCAGTGATGTTTCTGCTATCCTTAAGCGAGAGTGGTGGCAAACGTGGAAGCCCGAAGAGCCGCCCGCCGTGAGCTACATTTTGCAAAGTTACGATACCGCTTTTAGCAAGCAGACCACCGCCGACTACTCCGCTATTACTACATGGGGAGTGTTCTTCCCCCAAGATGGCGACCCGCCCAACATTATCCTAATGGATGCCAAACGTGGCAGGTGGGACTTCCCGGAGTTGCGGCGCATTGCAATGGAGGAGTACAAGTATTGGGACCCCGAGTGTGTACTAATCGAGGCCAAGGCGTCAGGTATGCCTTTAACCCAAGAGTTGCGCCAAATGGGTATACCAGTGAGCAATTACAGCCCTAGCCGTGGTAACGATAAGTACACGCGAGTCAATAGCATTGCCCCCTTGTTCGAAAGTGGTTTAGTATGGGCACCTGACAGCCGATGGGCTGAAGAAGTCATCGACGAGTGTGCTGCTTTCCCCGCAGGGGAGCACGACGATTACGTGGATACCGTCACCCAAGCCTTGCGCCGTTTTAGGGAGGGTGGTTTTGTACGTCACCCAGAAGATTACCAAGACGAACCTGCCGTCCCACGACAAAGGATTTACTACTAATGGTTACCCCTGTCCGCCCTAGTAACGTAGACCGCGCTTTGCTACAAGCTCCTAACGATGCCCTGAGCATTGGCGAGCAAGAGCTCATGGACCAAGAAGACGCTTTCCTTAATGTTACCGTCCAAGACGATGACCAAGGCGGCGCGTTAGTGGAGTTTGGCCCCGAAGAAGAGATGTTCGGCCAAGAGCCAGACGACTTTTACGGTAATTTAGCGGAGTTAGTTTCCGACGATACGTTGGTCGCCGTGGCGGCTTATGTCACCGGCTCAGCCGAGGACGATATCGCCAGCCGCCAAGACTGGGAACAAGCCTACACCAAAGGCCTCAAACTGCTTGGCCTACGTTACGAGAACCGCACCGAGCCCTTTATGGGTGCCACCGGCGTAACCCACCCCGTTTTGAACGAGGCCGTCCAGCAATTCCAGTCCGGCGCGTACAAAGAGATGATCCCCGCTACTGGGCCAGTCAAAGCCAACATTGTTGGTGTGCCCTCCGCAGCTACCGAGCAGCAAGCCCAACGCGTCCAAGACTACATGAACTACCAACTGATGTACCAAATGGAAGAATTCGAGCCAGAATTCGACCAAATGCTCTACTTTGTTGGTTTGGCGGGCAGTGCATTTAAAAAAGTCTACATGGATGACAATTTAGGTCGCCCCGTAAGCCGCTTTATCCCCGCCGAGGACGTAATAGTCCCCTACACTGCTACCGATCTTCAATCAGCCGACCGCGTAACACACGTTTTTAAGCTAACCGAGAACGAATTCCGCAAAATGCAGGTAGCCGGAACCTATTTAGACATACAAGTGACTGCTGGCAGTGATTCTGCAGACCAAATCCAAGAAGAATACGACAAAATAGACGGCGTTAGCCCTGCCAGTGCCGACACCCAACTCACTTTTTACGAATGCCATTGCTACTTGGACATTCCAGAGTACCCAGACCTCCTCCCAGATGGCGAGGAATCTGGCATTAAACTGCCGTATATTGTTACTGTGTGCAAAGATTCAGGCGACGTAGTCAGCATACGCCGTAATTACCTTATGGAAGACCCCCGCAAGGATAAAATACGGCACTTTGTCCACTACAAGTTCACTCCAGGACTCGGGTTTTACGGTTATGGCTTAATTCACTTGTTGGGCAATTTATCACGCACGGCTACCAGTACCCTGCGCCAGTTAGTAGACGCCGGTACCTTGGCTAATATGCCTAGCGGGTTCAAGGCGCGTGGTTTGCGCATCGCCGACGACGATAATCCCCTCCAGCCAGGAGAGTTTAGGGATGTGGACGTTCCCGGAGGCGATTTACGCGCCAGCATAATCCCGCTGCCGTACAAAGAGCCAAGTGCGACGCTTTTCCAGTTGATGGGTTTTGTGGTCGAGGCCGCCCAACGGTTTATAGGCACTACCGACATGGGCGTAGGCCAAGGCAACCAAGAGATGCCCGTTGGCACAACCATTGCTTTGCTAGAACGTGGGGCACGGATAGTCAGCGCCGTACACAAGCGCCTACATAGCAGCCTCAAGCAAGAGTTAAAAATGCTTGCGGCGTTATTTGCCCAAGACCCCCAACCTTACCCTTACGAGGTAGGGGTGGAAGCGATGATCAAGACGGAAGATTTTGACGCAAGGGTGGATATCATTCCCGTCAGCGATCCCAACAGCAGTACGATGGCTCAACGAGTCGTTCAGTATCAAGCAGTACTGCAAATGGCGCAGGCCGCCCCACAAATCTATGACTTGCCACAGTTGCATCGTCAGATGATTGAAGTTTTA